CAGTTGGGATTCCCCGTGAGAACCAGCGGATGCAGGAGACATCGCCTTGTCGTCCTGCGGTGTAGTTTCGTCACTCATGCGATGCTCCTGATCCTGCGTGTTCTATTACTCGCTCCAGCCACACCATGCGCATTGACCAGTAGCGACCACAGGACTCCAGTTCTCTCGCCCTCGCACGCCCTCGCACGCATAGCACCGGACAAGAAATAAACGGCCTTTGCTGTCCCGAAAGTTTGGCGACCGATCCTGCAACGTCATAGAACCAGCGGATGCAGGAGACGGCTCGGAACCGCCCTGCGTGTTGTCATCGCTCATAGTTCGCCGCTCCTGATCCTGCGTGTTCTCACTTGTCGGCACAATCTGACGCTACGGCCGCTAGAGTCCGCTCTAGCAGACCGCGAAGCGTCGCTCCTGTACGAGTGCCGATGTAGAAATCGCTCGCCTCCGTAATCGCCTTTCGCTCCGCGTCGGTGAGCGCGAGCGGCGTGAGGGAGCAGTGCAGAGTTGTCTTGCCGACAACGTGCGGACACTGCACCGTTTCGCGTCTCTCTACTGCACCGTTCCGCAGCCGCTCGATCTCGTCAGCCGCCTCGCGGGCCGTCGCGTACTGCGAGTCGGTGTAAACCCACGCCCGCAGCCGCTCCACGATATCACTCATACCGCCACCGCACCGTGATGTACGTCCCCACAAAAGCACCGGCCGCCAGAGGCACGACATACGCCACGTTCTTCGCGTAGGTCACGACGCCGAACGCTAGGAGCGAGTAGATCACCGACGAGAGGGCCGCGGCCCGAACCGCCCGCCGGTCACCAACCGCGATGATGTAAGCGGCGTACAGAACGTCAACGACGACATACGTCACAAACACGATCGCAGCGGTGACCGGCGAGAAGTCGGAGAACATCAGCGGCACTCGCACGCCGCGGCCACGGGCTCGCCGTGGCACGACGCCTTGGCGGCACGCTTGGCCGCTCGAGCATCCTGCCGTGCGGTCTGCCTGGCCGCGACCCGCTGGGCCACCGTCATCCGCCCATGGCACGCAGCGGCCTCGCCGTGGCAGCCGGCAACCGCCGGAGCGGCCTCCGGCGATGCACCAGCGAGGGCCACGCCCACGAGGCCAAGAAACGCCGCCATCGAAATACCCAGGATCAGACGAAACACGATCACCGTCCTTTCGGGGAAAGAGAAATCACCGACCATACCGGCGGCACGCGAACCACCGGCCGTGGCCGAAGGCCACGCCCTGGTCGATCACGGGCCACCCGTTTCGCGAGAAGCAGCAGTTAGCGAGTGCGGCCTGCGGGGTAGGGCCGGACCCGCACCCCTCGTATCCGCTGTTGCCCCCATGGTGGCCCACGCGGCCTTGGCGGGCCTGGATCTCAGCGACCCCTTGGGCCGTCGAGGTGTCACTGACCATGCGGCACTGACCGTTGGCACACGACCGGCTGGCGTAGATCACGTCCTGGCCGACGGCTGTACTGCAAACGAGAACCGCGAGAAGCGTAAGAAGTCGCATCGGTAGTTCCTTTCGGAATGAGGAATCGAACCGCCCGCAGTCTGCCCAATAGTGTACGGGCGTCAACCTCGCCTTACCTACCCATCTTGTCAAGCAACGCGGCCCGTCGGGCGGCCATTTCCTCGCGTGTGATGACCTTTCGCGGCGGTGCTTTCGGTGCCTCCGCACCAACGGCCGACACTCCGGCCACGCTGGCAGCCACCGCGGAGCCGATCAGGCAGTCGAGGAAATGGTTGTCGCGGCCGGGGATCAGTTGCCACTCGTCCACCGTGCGGCCGGTGGATTTGTTCTCTGTGCGAGTTGGAAACTCTGCGGCGATGTGGTCGAAAAGCATTTCGTGCTTGCCCGCGTGAAACGTGAATGCCATCGGGTCGGCCGAACCGAGTTTCATGCGACCGGCGATCAGCGATTTCCAATAGTTCGTGTCAAAAAGAATGTGCCGCTGCTTCTTGATCGTCGAGGTTCGCCAGTGGGCACCGACCCGCTCCCCCGGCTCCGCTTTCGCGTCCGACATTGTCCGCCGGCTGGCACCGACGTAGCGACCGTGAGACGGCAGAAGCCGCGTGCCGTGCGTCGATCGGCGGGCGAAGTCCCGCGTCACGTCTGCGGTCTGTGCCCAGTTGGCGTCCACCAAGAGAAGGGCGACGCGGTGGACCGCGTCGGAATCCTCAGACTGAAACTCGCGGCCGAGTATTTCGCGAGCGACCACCTCGAGCCCAAGGTGCATCGCGTCCGCCAGCGGGGCGTTGCTGGCCGCCAGCCGCAGCGTCCGATCGACCTCGCGGAGCGTGAAGTACGAACGGTTCTGGTCCGGGTAGGTGCCGTATCCCACGACGTGCCCGCGGAGCTGCGAACCCCACGCACAGATCGCCCAGTAGAGGCAGGCTTCTTGCACGTCGACAAACGCGGTGAGCGTGCTGCAGCCGGCCGGGACCACGAAACGCGGCACGTTGATCGCGTGATCCGCTAGGTCAGCCGGCCGGACGGCGTCGGTTCGCGACTCGTCGGCGATCGGCTCTTGCTGGTACTCACTCGCAAACACTTCCGGGCCGTCGTCGATGAGGGCATTGTAAAAATGCTGGACCGCCGACAACTCTTGGTCGCGGTCAAAGCAGTGCTCCCAGTAGACCTCGCAGCCCTCGTCCATCGCCGCCTGGTTGGCCCGATAGAAATCGGTGGCTTCACGCCACGCCCGGAGCTGGTCGCCGTCGATCTCTTTGTCGTAGGTCTGGCGGATGCGTTTGTAGTCGCCCATCCAGAGATCGTCGTGCCGCTTCGACCATGCCCGGACGGCCTTCACGCGAACACCTTGCCATGCCGGGTCCGCGAGGAGCTGGTCGATCACGTCGTCGCGTGCGATCACCGTGGCGTTGCAGACCACCGCCAACGTCTTGCCGTGGCCGCCAAGTTTCAGAATGTTTTTCTTGATGATCGCCAGCCGCTTGGCGATCTGCACCGCGGATGCCGCCGACTCGTCGGTCTGAATGTCGTCGAGGATCACGAGGTCCGGCCGGGCCTGGACGCCGTCGGCCCGCTTGTAGCGAAGACCTCGAGACGACGCCATGAGCCCGTGGCACGAGACGATCGCACCGCTGGCCTTGCTGCCGGGGATCTTCGGCAGCACGATCGTATCGGCGGTCCACTCGATGTGTGTCGACTCGCCGTTGTAGGTCTGGCCGGAGCACCGCTGCGGCTTGCCTTCCAACGCCCGCACGGGGTGGCAGACTTCGGGGAAATCCTCGTACAACAAATCGTTCTCGTTCAGTTCCATCTTGATCGAGTCGATCGACATTTGGGCCTTCGTCGACTCGCTGCCGAACACCGCGACGAACGACCGGCGGCCGGTGAGGCCGCACCAGATCGCGAACACCTCGGAGCGGGTCGTCTTACCGCTGCCTCGCGGGAGGGCTTCGATCGACCGGCCGCCGTTGTCGGCCGCGTCCTGGCACCGCGTGTTGCCACGCTGGTGGTCGGGGGACATGGGCCACTGCCCGGTGGAGTGCGGGAAGTAGGTGACAGCGAAATACTCAAACGACGCTTCGGCTTGCCGGCGTCGGTCGGGGTTTTGCACCGGCGGGATCTCGCCAATGTCGGCACCGCGGCGGGTCCGCTCGCGTGTCCGCTCGATGTCTTGGACACGTTTGCGCTCGGCCGCGGCGACCTGGTGCTCCGGGGCGGATTTGGGTCTACCCATTGCCAGCCCTCGCGTACCAGTGGGCCAAGAGGGCCGCGTCGGCCCGCCCGTCGTCCTTCACGCGGGCGAAGACGTGGGCGTACCGCGGCCACAAGCGGCTTGCCACCAGCCGGTGCTCGCCCTTGTCGCGGCTGACGCCGATCGCTTTCGTCCAGCTTTGCGGCCGTACCAGCGTCAGCGGGAATCCGAGGGCCGAGATCACGCCCTCGACCAACCCGAAGCCGCGGCCGAAGTTGAACGCGGACGTGGCTCCGGACCCTTGCACTCCTTGGACGTGCTCGAGGACGACGTGATTGGGCATATACGGGAAGCCCCGCTGTACGAGGTGGGCCAGCCGGGCCGCGTCGATCACCCGCTTGCCGCGGACCTCCGCGACCGGCATATCGAGGACGTGAAGCTCGTCGCCGTTGAGGAGGGCGAGGGCACCGGAGAGGCCGGGGTCGATGCCGAGGATGGTCATTGGGTCACCTCCACCACCCGCAGCGATCGGCACACCCCCGGATCCCACACCACCAGCCCGTCGCGGTGCAGCCTGGTGATCTTCTGGTACACGTCGTTGACGTTGACGCCGAAATGATTCGCGAGATCGCGTATCGACGGCGGGTAGCCGCGGGCAGCGGTCAGCTCCACGATCGCGTCCATGACCGCACGCTGCTTCGCGGTAGTGCCCGCGGAGCGGGCACGGCGGATTGAGGTTGAGGTGACGGTCATGCGGCTCCTCCGGCGGTTGCACGTTGCTTCTCGATCGTGGCTTGGAGACGGGCTGCGTCGGTGCCGCTCCACCCGACGGCCTTCGGCCGCTCGTCGGCCGCTGGGGCACCCTTCG